CGCTGAGTTGTATTCCTCTGAAACAGAATGAATTAAAATACGATTACCATTCTGATCTTCTAGAAGTTCACCCGTTCTAAATGCCTTTGTCCCCCTAACGATAACTTGACCTAAGTCTGCGTTTCTTCGTGATACTATTCCTGTTACAGCACTTGTAACACCAATCACAGTTTCACCAAGCGCAAAAACATTTTGGAGTGGATCTTTTGTCGTAATAGTGGTACCAGAAAAAACCTCTTTTGCTCTTGCTTCAATCTGTTGACCAACCATTGGCCAGCCTTGACGTCTGATGTGGTCATTCATTAAAAAGAATGTCCAATAAAATTCTGCGGTATTATACAATTTATATGAAAGCTGATCCGGTCTCTCATTCTGAATAGTGTAAATCTCATAGAAATCTAGGTTGTCTTTGATATCATCAATAATATCAACATACGTAAGAATATTCTGAAATTGAGTGCTGTATGTCTCGTCACCAAATTTATATGGTGTTTTTGTAAAATTGCTGAAATACATTAGTAACCATCCGCGATATCTTGTTTCGATAGTGTTCTTGGTTCGCCGAATGCTAAGGTCAAATCAACTTCTGAAGGTTTACCATTATAGTGCCAGCCCATACTTGATGGGTTATAGGTTGTTTGAACTGAGAGAAGGTTTGAATCCAAAAATCTAATAGGAAGAACTTCACCATTATACATCATTGTAATTCTATACTTATTCGGGAAGTGATAACCAATAGGCACATTAAAAAATTCTGGATCTGCATTAATTGTTTCGGGATATAGCTCTGTTCTGAATGCTTTAACAATATCTTCAATTGACTGTGCCTCTGCCTCTGAAGATGCAATCATTTTAAATGTAAATGTAAATGTTCTTAGCTCAACGCCGCGGAACAGCGCTTTTGTATTCGGATTAACAGTTACACCTAATACAGATTTTGCTGCGCCAGAAGCAACCCCACCTGGAGCAAGTCTGACTGCAGCCAGTGATGCCAGCTCACTTCGCATTCCTGATGGATTTGTAATAAAGTCCATCATGCTTTTGCCCGTTTCTGAGCCAGCATCGTATACACTTCCAAGCAAGCTTTTGCCAGATTTTAATGCTGCGGCACCAACAGCACCAATCGTACCTAAGTCGATTCGCTCACCATAACTTACCTGATCTGCTACGTTAATTGCTTGAGGAAGATATAGTGTAACTGGCCCGGAAGGCGCTAGCCTACTCACTTGTTTCTTAGGTGGGGCTTGCGTGAATGAGTTTCCACTTCCAAATGTATCGGATAAGGATCCGGTTGATGTTGCGGCAGAGGTAAACTGGCTTAAAGCATTCGACGCCTCTGATACAGTAGATGTTGCAGTTTTCGGCACATCAATGTAGTTCTCCTGAACAGGCGCGAATATGATCTTGCCTTTGTATTGCTCTGTATCGCTTAGTGGATATCTCATTGTAAACCTTATAAATATTAGGAATTCTTATTACTATTTATGCGGAAAATGATGGCCTATTCTGGAAAATATACCGTAAGAAACCCTAAAAAATATTCTGGGGATCCTACCCAAGTCGTTTATAGATCCCTTTGGGAAAAATATTGCTTTAAATGGTGTGACGATGCACCAGAAGTAATATCCTGGTCAAGCGAGGAAGTTGTTATACCATACCTGTATGAGGTAGACAAAAAATATCATCGGTATTTTATGGATTTAAAAATAACATATAAAAATGGAAGAACGGTATTAGTAGAAATTAAACCAGATAAAGAAACCAAACCTCCGGCATTCAATGGTAAAAAGACAAAGCGCTATATCACTGAAGGCTTGACATATGTAAAGAATATGAATAAATGGGCAGCGGCACAAAACTATGCAGCTGATCGTGGTTGGGGATTTCAAATCTGGACAGAAGACACGCTACACGAAATGGGTATTAAACCTAAGTCAACAAAACCGTTGAAGCCATATAAAAAGCCTAAGAAAAAGACATAAATATGCTTATGAACAACAGGTATTATACATGAGCAATTTATTTAATAAATTAGAAATTGAAGCATTTCGCAAGGGCCTAACTTTGCGAACAAAAGAGTCCCGTGACTGGTTTCGTAAAAAAGCCGGTGGTATGGGCAAAGTCGACCGTAATAGTTTGATGAAAGAAGAACCCATCAAGTTAAGAAACCGTCATGGTGTAGGAAACATGTATATGTTTTTCTATGATCCAAAACATAAAGATACCTTACCATATTATGACTCTTTTCCACTTGTAATCGTGATAGGTCCAGCCAAGGGCGGATTCTTAGGTTTAAACTTACATTATCTTCCATTAGCCTTAAGAGCAAAATTCCTCGATGAGCTAATGAATATCACAAATAATAAAAGATACGATGAGACTACTAAGTTTGAATTATCATATGAAATGCTACAAAAAGCAGCAAAGATGAAATATTTCAAACCATGTGTAAAACATTATCTCTCAAAACATCTTCGTTCAAGACTCGCTTTGGTTGAAGCCCCAGAGTGGGAAATTGCAACGTTCTTACCAACCGCAGACTTCCAAAAAGCGTCCAAGACCCAAGTTTGGAAAGACTCTAGGAGCATAATGAATGGCTAGTATCGAAGAATTAAAATCTTTCGTAAGTGCAGGAGGCGGATTAGCCTTAGCTAATCAATACTTGGTTCAGCTACCCGCTATTCCTGGAAGTTCTCTGACAGGCCGGGAAAGAAATACACTTTGTAGGGTAGCAAGACTTCCTGGTAGACAAATTCTTACACATGACCGCCAAATTGGTATCATGCAGCAAAAGATCGGATATGGATACGCCGTAGGTGATATAGGATTATCCTTCCATGTTTTAAATGATTACAAAACGAAAGAGTATTTTGACCTTTGGCAGAATCTTATTATTGACCAAAGAACACAACAGATTTCATATGCTGATAGATATAAGTATAACGTGAACATATATCAGTTAAAAAAAGGCCAAAGTTTTCAAGTTTTTGATCGTAACTTTAGTCTTTTTGGCCTTGATTTTAATGTCGATATTGAACTATCGACAACCGCAAATGCCATATATGGCGTTGAACTTGAAAATGCATTTCCAGTCACTATGAATGGAATTGATCTTGCAGATGCATCAACCGATACTACAGTAGAAATTTCCATTGATCTCTCATATCAAAATTGGAAGCGAATTAAATAATTGGAGCACTTACACTATGGCACTGCCTAAAATTAATGAATCACCAAAATATAAAGTAACTATTCCCTCTATGAAAAGGGAAGTTTTCTATAGACCATTTTATGTGAAAGAACAAAAAATCCTTTTGATGGCTATGGAATCACAAGACCAAGAGTTAATTCTCAAGGCAATGGTTGATACTATTTCATCATGTTTAGAAGAAGATATTAATCCAAATTCTTTAACAACATTTGATGTTGAATATATCTTTACTAAAATTAGATCAAAATCTGCTGGTGAATCAGCTAATATTATTCTATCCTGTAAGGAGTGTAAAGCAGATAACGAAGTATCTGTTAATCTAGAAGAGATTCCGGCACCAGAAGTACATAAGATTGAAGATGTTGTTTTAAACGACAAATATACACTAAAGCTTAGATACCCAAGATATAATCATATGTTAGAATCTCTTCAAAAAGAAGAAAAGGTCACGGCAACAGGTCTTATTTTAGATTTGGCTATGGCAAGTTTAGATAAACTTCTTACTGAAGATGAATCGATTACGTTTGATGACGAAACAGATGAAGAGAAAACAATTTTTCTTGATAATTTGAATAGTGATCAATTTAAAAAGATTATGACCTTTGTCGAAGAACTACCTAAATTATCAAAGGCTGTTAAGTTTAACTGTGAAAAATGCAAGCATGAGAATGACTATACACTACAAGGAATTCAAGATTTTTTTTAATAAACCTTTCTCATGAAACTCTAATGAATTATTACCAGTCCAACTACCAGTTAATGGAAAAACATCATTATTCTTTAAGTGATCTGGATATGATGATTCCGTGGGAGAGGGAAATCTACCTTGCTATGTTAATTGAGGATATGAAACTACAGAAACAGCAGATGCAACAAGGATAACGCATGGCTATTACCCTAACAGAGATCAACAATACATTAATTAGTATGGTTGATGAGCAGCGAGAAACTAAATCGGTTATGCAAAGCATTGCCGATAAAATTACTGCATCTGCTGAACGAGATGAAAAGGCCCGATTAAAGTTTTTAAATAATAAAGGTTCTGGAGCTTCCGCGGGCAATATAAGATCTGCTGCGCCGTCAGCAGCAGGTGGTAATTCTGGCGGTTTATTAGGTGGTATGTTAGGTGGCCTTGGTGGAAAAATGCTTGGCGGAGCGGCGGGGATTGCTGGATTAGGGCTAGCACTTCCTGCTTTCTTTGGTGGTCTCATCGCTGGTGATGCTGCAATGAAGTGGTTAGATGTTAGTATGGATTTCGGCAAACTCAAAGAGGCTGCAATTGGTTTTACTAATATTATTCTTGAAATGGATCCAAAAGCATTAGTGGTTCTTGGTGGTATGATGGGTATCTCTGCCGTTGGTGGTACAAAGGCAGCTAAAGGTCTTGGCGCAATGGGATTTGCTATTAGCGCATTCCTCGGTGGTTTATTAGCTGGTGATCTAGTCTTTAGCGGCGTAAAAGCTCTTGGTGGTGATCTAAATTTTGATGGTATGAAATCTGCATTAGGTGGATTCTCTGGCATGATTATGTCAATGAAACCAGAAGCTATAACCGTAATGGGCGCGCTTATGGGAATAAGCGCTCTGGCTGGAATTAAAGGTGACGGCAAATCAGCTGCTATAGCGTTAGGTGCTATGGGTATTGGTATCACTGCCTTCCTAGGCGGTTTACTTCTAGGCGATCAACTTATCGAAGGGGCTTCCGCTTTAGGTATGAGTATGGACTTTGGTGGAATGAAGTCTATATTAACTGGCTTCTCTGATTCAATTGGAGCGCTCACACCAGCTGCGGCAACTGCATTGGTTGGAATTTTAGGCGCTGCTACTGGATTGGCTGTTGTAGGTAAAGGTCCAAAATCCGCAGCTAATATTGCAGCTAATATGACAGGCATCGGCGCTGGTATCGCTGGATTTATGACAGGTCTTGCTGCTGGTGATGCAGGAATAACATGGCTTCAAAAGACTGCGGGTGCTGATGGTAGTGGTTTAAAATCTGCATTTAGTATGTTCAATGATTCTATGGGAGTTTTAGATGAAAAATCTGTAAAAGCTCTTGCTGTTATTGTTGGTGTGTCAACGGCTGCTGGTCTATTGGCTGGTGGCGCGCTTGGCGTCAGAGGCGCGCTTGGTATTGCTGCAATTATGACCGGCGTTGGTGCTGGTATCTCTGGTTTGTTTATCGGTCTTGCCGCGGGCGGTAAGATTGTTGATGTAATTAATAAGCTACCAACTGGTGGTGACGGATTTGTATCTGTCATGCGTATGTTCAATGATTCAATCTTAGCAATCACACCAGATGCAATTGGTCGTCTTGTTGAAATTAGCAATAAGAAAATTGGCAATGGTCTATTAAGTCTAGGCGCTGGGATGGCAGCCTTTTTCGGCGGCCTCGGCCTGGGCGAGATTGGT